AGTCCGACGCTGCGTCCCGGCCCGCTTGGGGAGTGCGGCGAGTGACGGCGCGCGTGCCGGTCTATGGGCACCTGAAGGACCTGGACGAGCGCGAGGCGAGGCGCAGGATCAAGCGCATGTACACGGGCAACATCAAACTCCCTCCGGTGCTCCGGAAGAAGGACGACGAGACGATCGGTCGCGAACTCGGCGGCTTGTTCATCGATCGGCTCTACGAGTCGGGCGAGGATTTGATCTCAGAGGGGGCGAGGATCCTGGGCCAGAGCGGGGACGACGAGGGTTGAGAGACATCACGTCCGCACTTCGCATCAGCACGATCGACGAGCGGAGGATTCGTCTTGTGTGCGCGGTCTGCGGTGACATGGAAATCGTGGCGCTGATGTGCTACCCGGCTGTGCAGCGGAAGCTCGACAAGTTCCGCAATCGGCACGCCGGGACGTGCAGTAAGGCGAGTGGCGATGTTGGCCATGTGAGGACACTCGATGCTCGATCCGTAGCGTAACCGAGAGCACACGACCGAAAGGCCGCGTCCGGGGCTGCTTCGTGCAGCTCTGGGCGTGGCCTTTTATCGTTCTGACGCTCGCCTCGATCCCCAATCAGAGCGCAGCGGCAACGGTACGTCTCAAGTGGACCCATCCCGCCTTCAACTCGACGGCCGACTCCTGCGCCGACGACTCCACGAAGCCCCTGCTTGACCTCTACCGCGAGGAACTGACCGGCGAGACCGTGCCCGGGGGCGCACCCACGAGCTTCGGCTTCGTTCCCGCGACCGGCTTCGCGGGCCGCATCGACTCGCTCGATCTCGAGGTGTCGGACTCAGTCCACTACGCCACGTTCCAGCTGCGTGCCGAGGACGGCTCGGGTAATCGCGCGTGCGACGGAAACAGCGTGCTCGTGGCGCTCCCCGCACGCGACTGGGAGCCCGGGCTCGCAGCGACCTACTTCGACAACGAGGACCTGACCGCGCCCTTCGCGCATCGCACGGACGGCCCGGTCAATTTCAGGTGGGGCACGAGTGCGGCGATCCCGGGCATGGGTGCCGATCTCTTCTCGGAGCGGTGGCAGGGGGAGCTCAACTTCACGAGCTCCGGCGTGTGGGGATTGAGCGCGACGGTCGAGGATGGATGGCGTGCGTGGGTTGGCGGCGTGTACGTGATGAACGACTTCGGCGTGCAGCCGGTCCACACGTCGGGCTGCCAGTTTCAGGCGCAGGCGGGCTGGGCCGCGCTCGTGGTCGAGGCCATGCACCACAACGGAAACGCCGAGATCGCGCTCATGTGGACTCCCCCCGGCGGCGCCACGGTGCTCGTCCCGGCGTCGAGTATGAGGCACTGATGGCGGAGAAGGTGCAGGTCGTCGAGCCGAAGTCGGTGCCGGAGCGTCAACAGATGGGGCGCGCGCGCACACGGCTCTTCGAGCTCTCGCTTCGATGCATCGAGCGAGCCGAGGAGATCCTGAACGATCCCGACGCGGACCGGAAGGACGTGGTCGCGGTGATGCGGCTCTGCTGGGACCGCGTGTTCCCGACGATCGCGCGCGTGCACCAGACCGGAACGGTGCAGCACAACGTGAACATGCCGGACGTGGACTGGTCCGAGATCCATCGCAGAGCGATCGAGAAGGGGCGAGAGGGCGAGCGTGCTGACAGCCGAATCCACTGACGAGGCCGAGGCGCAGGTCGTGTTCGACCGCGCGCACGACGATCCCGTCTACTTCTCGTCCCTCTGCCGCACGCCGTACGGTCAGCTTCCCTCGTTCCCCTTTTTCACGAATCTCGTGCTCGACTTCGCGTCGGGCGAGGACGTGATCGTCGCCAAGTCCCGGCAGATGATGGCGACCTGGGCGGCGAGCGTCACGCTCCTCTGGCGTCTCATGTTCACGGAGGGGTACGCGGCCGGGCTCACCTCGAGGAAGGAGCGCCTGGTCGACGACGGGGGCGACGGGTCGACCGTGAACTCGCTTTTCGGGAGGATCCGGCATCTCTACCGGTCACTCCCCGAGTGCTTCCGCGCTGGCGCGCGCGTCGAGTTCTCGTACCTGCGTGCCACGTGCCTTGCGACGGGGTCGTATCTCGTCGGCGAAGGCGCGACGCCGGACATCTTCCGAGGCTCCACGCTCGACAACGCGCTCGGCGACGAGTGGGCGTTCGTTGGGCAGTCTCGATCCGCGTACGCATCGGTGCGTCAGGCGTGCCGGCGCGGCCTGTGGCTCCTCTCGACCCCATTCGGGTCCGAGGGTTCCTTCTTCGACGTCTGGGACGACACGCCTGCGAGCTTCCGGAAGCGCCGGCTTCACTGGACCGAGCACGAGCTCCGCTACTCGGGCGAGGTGGACGCGGCGACGGGGCGCCCGACGTCCGACTGGTATCGGGGCGAGTGCGAGAAGCTAATCCTCCCCGACTCGATCGCACGCGAGCTCGACATCGACTTCTCGGGAAGCGCGTCGGGGCTCGTGTTCCCCGAGTTCTCGATCGAGCGCCACGTGAGGAGCGACATCCGGTACGACCCGGAGCTCCCGCTTCACTTCGGCATGGATTTCGGGATCGGCGCCGCGACCGCGGCGATCGCGTTCCAGGTGCACCCCACGGACCCGATCAAGGTGCGCGTGATCGCCGATTACGAGAAGGAGAACCTGCCGGCCTCGACGAACGCGGCGAACCTGCTCTCGGTGCTCCGCATGGCTGGCTTCAGCGGGCAGCCGTCCGAGGTGCACGGGCACGGCGATCCGGCCGGGAACTCGAGGGAGATCTCGAGCGGGTCGACGGTGATCCGTGAGTACTGGAATTTCGGGTTCACGACCTTCACGACGAGGCGTCTGAAGCAAGCGGACGGGATCCGGCTCGTGCGGAAGATGCTCCTCCGTGGCGAGATCGCATTCTCCCCCGAGTGCGAGATGGTGCCGAAGCGTATCGCGAACTACCGCTACCCGACTGACGACTCCGGGAAGGTGAAGGGCGACGAGCCCGTGAAGAACGAGGCGACGCATCTCTGCGACGCGATCCGGTACGGGCTGACCGGTGTGTTCCCGGTGGACGACTCTGGGGTCGCTCCGAAGGTGCGTGAGCCGAAGTTCGGAGAGAAGTTGCGGGACGTCCCTGATCCGTCTGACTACGCGCGACCGATCATGCGCTTTCCCCCGAGGTTCTAAATGGCGACCACGGATTCCGAGATCGTCAAGTTCGAGCCGAGGATCGGAGGGTCCGGTCTCGCAGTGTTCGGCGGCCATCTCTACAACATGGCCGATTACAACCCGCTCCTCACGGGCCAGGCCGCGTGCAAGGTGTGGGAGGAGATGCGGCTCGGGGATCCAGAGATCGCGTCCGGCCTGTCTCGCCTTCTGTGGCCTCTTCTCGCCGCGAACTGGAAGATCGAACCGGTCGACGATTCAGACGAGGAGAAGGAGATCGCCGAGTTCTGTGAGAAGTGGATCATGGGACGAGGCCGCACTGATCCCTTCTCTCCCCGCTGGCAGGACACACTCCGCCACGCGCTTCTCTGTCTGAGCGACGGCGTCTCAGCGTTCGAGAAGGTCTGGGGCGTCGATTCCGAAGGGCACCAGGTCTACGTCCAGCTCGCGGGGATCCTACCTAAGAGCATCCGAGAGTTCGTGTTCGCGACCGACGGATCGGGCGCGCTCGATCACATGGTACAGGCTGCGTACACGGATCGGGGTCGCTACGAGATGGCTCAGATCCCGGCGGCGAAGCTCATGGTCTTCACGTTCGCGCGAGAGGCAAACAATCTGTGGGGCTGGCCGATCCTCCGCGCCTGCTACAAGGCTTGGTATCACAAGGACAAGCTCGCGCGCCTCGACGGAATGCGTCACGAGCGGCACGGGCTCGGCTTCACGGTGATGAAGGTCGCTGCTGGAGCGGGCGACGCGGTGAAGACCGCGGCCGAGGGCTTGGTTCGTGAGGCGAGAGCTCACGAGAAACAGTATGCGGTGATCGAGGGGGACCAGGATCTCGACATCCTCTATCCGACCGGGCAGGGGACGGACATCCTGGGATCGATGAAGTATTGGGACACGCAGGCGGCCCAGGTGCTTGTTGCCGAGGTGATGCACCTTGGCACGAGCAACACGGGATCTCGCGCGGTGAGTGAGTCGAAGTTCGACTTCCTCCTCGCGGTGCTACAGGGGATCGGCACCGCGGTCTGTGAAGTGTTCTCGACCCAGGCGATACCGGAACTCGTCTCGCGTCGTTGGGGTGACCGTCCGAACGGTCTTCCGAAGATGACGCTTGAGGACTTGAGCAAGCTCTCCGGCATAGCGATGGCCGAGACGCTGTCGAAGCTCATGCCAGCGGGCTCAGGGTTCCTGACTCCCGGCCCAGAGCTCGAGCAGCACATTCGCGAGACGTACCAACTTCCCGAGATCCCGGACGACATCCTCGAGATCCTGAAGAAGGGCGAGAAGCTGAAGGCCGAGAAGTCGATCGAAATGCTGAAGAACCCTCCGGCTCCAACTCCTCCGATCGAAGGTCAGCCCCCGGCTTCCTCTGTCCAGCCAATGCCGAAGGCGGCTTCCGAGCGAGAAGTTCGGCGCATGCGGGAACCGTTCGCCCACGAGGCCCATTTCGCGTTGAAGGAGACGATCTCCTACCTCGACAACGAGCCGAAGCGCATCTGGGGCCAGGTCGTTGCGGGGATGCGAGAGGACATCGTCCGGCGTCTCGCGAACGCGGTGTCCAGCATGACGGACGCCGAGCTTCGCTCGAGCGCGCCTCCGAGGCCGATGGTCGCGCCGCTCACGTCGGAGCTCTACCCGTACCTACTTGCCACCTACCTGCGCGGGCGCCGTTCGGTTCTCAAGGAGCGCGACATGCAGAGGTCGGGTGCGGTTCCGGATCCGGTCCGGATGCAGGAGGGCGATGGGGAGGATCTCCAGCCGACGAAGGCGCAGGAGTCGTGGGTTCGCTTCCTGGCGGGATCATTCGCAGGGACGCTTCTGACATCGATGGGGCTCGCCGCGGTTCGTGCGGCATCGAACGCACGCAACGCGGATCTCACCAAGGACGCGGAGCGGAGGATGGTCGAGGACGCGGTTCGGAATCTGTCCGTCCCGCGGCAGCTAGCCGATCTTTCCGGTGTCGTGACGCAGGCGTTCACGAACGGCCGGAACGAGCAGGCGGACACGATGCGGGACGAGATCTCGACTGCGTACTACTCGGCGATCATGGACCAGAACACATGCGATGCATGCGCTCCGTTCGACGGCCAGCAGCACGATCCGGGCGATGAATCGTATGTGACGCCGAACCCGAACTGTCTCGGCGGTGATCGATGCCGGTGCGTGACCATTTACGTCTTCCGCGACCAGGCGGCGTAAGGAGAGGACGATGCCAGGAAAGAGCGTGACTGTTCCGGACAAGTACAAGGACAACGAGGCCGCAGCGACAATGTGGCGTGACGTCTTCTCCTCTGCTTGGGACACCTACGCCGGGGATCCGGACCAGGAATCCAAGGCGCACGCCACGGCGAGCGCAGCGGTGAACAAGAAGTACGGGATGGCGGAGGAGCGTAGGGCGTTTGTCGAGGCGTTCCCGGACACGTTCGAGGGGACGAAGGTGCGGGTCCAGATGTTCCCGATCGGGCATTGGGACGGGCACCCAGACGGACCTCTCGACGTCACGAAGCAGGATCTGGAGACGGCGATCAAGAACTTCACCACGACGCAGCGCGCCCTCCCGGTCGACTTCGACCACGGCCTCGACTTCCAAGACACACCCGAGGGGCGCCGCGCCGCTGGGTGGATCAAGGATCTCGAGCTCGCGGACGACGGGCTCTACGCGACGTTCGACGCAACGGACGAGGCCGCAGCATGGATCAAGGGCGGACAGTATCGATTCATCTCTCCGACTTTCATGTACAGCTTTACGAACAAGGACTCGGGCGAGGACCAGGGCTTCACGCTCCTCCGTGCGGGTCTGACGAACGTCCCGTGGTTCGACGGCATGGCGCCGTGTATCGCCATGAACGAGAGGGCGAAGGGGAAAATGGTCGAGCAGGTGCGCAGAGTAGTGGAGAACGCGCATAGCGCGATCGAGAAGATCCTCCTTCAGTCCGTGCCCTCTCCCAAGGAGACAAAGGTCGTCGTCAGGGCGTTCGAGTTGAAGCCCGGCGATGTCGGAGTTCTACATCTCGAGGAGGTGTGACGGTGGATCTGAAGATCATGGCGGAAGACATTGGGCTTCCGAAGGAGGCAACGGCCGAGCAGATGGTCGTTGCGATCCGCGGGCAAGGGGCGGAGATCAAGCGTGTTCGCGCACTGAACGAGACGCTTGTGAAGTCGCTCGCTGAGGCGCAGCAAGAGGCCCTCGCAGGAAAGAAGGCTCAGGAGGAGCTCCTGGCGAACGAGGGACGCATGGTGGTGCGGAAGGCGATCGACGACCAGATCCTCGACGAGAAGGACGAGGAGCGGTTCGTGAAGATGTACTCAACGGACGATGGCAAGGCGTTCGTCGAGGGCTACATCGAGGACCACAAGTACCGGAAGGTGCTCGCCATTCAGCAGTCCCTCAAGGGAGTCCGCACGGCGGCGATCGATCCGATGGCGGAACTCGCCACGCGGAAGGCGGAGATCCTCGCGAACAGCAAGAACATGACCGAGGCTCAGGCCGTGGAGAAGGCGTACAAGGACGATCCGGATCTATTCGAGCGGGTCACCGAAGCTCGTCGTATCGCAGTTCGCGAGAAGACGAAGGCTGGTCAGAAGGGAGGTGGGCGCTAAATGGCGGTTCAGCGGAGACTGGCGTGGCAGTACGTCGGATCCACGGCGCTCACCGGCGGAGAGCTCCTGAAGTATTCCGCACTCGGGCAGGTCGACCTCGCTACCGCGCTCACGGACACGATTGTCGGCGTCGCGGCGGAGGCGTGCGCGGCGGGCAACGTGACGCCGCAGAACATCTCGATTCTCAACTGGGGCAACTGTCCCGGCACGGTCACGGTGATCGCGAGTGCTGCGATCTCCGCGGGTGCCGCGCTCGGGGCCACCACGGGCGGGAAAGTGGTCACGGTCACAGGCAACGCAACGGGTACGGCCACGTTCGAGTACATCGTCGGGTACGCGGCGGAGGCTGCGGGCGCTGCCGACGAGACGATCGAGATGCTGTGGCCGGCCGCTGCACCTCACTCACTCGCGTAACCCTGGAAAGGAGGAACTGACACATGCCGCTCGGACAACCGGCAGTTCTCCCCGTACAGGATTACGTCAGCTACGGGGTCAATTTCGAGCAGGAAGCGTCGGCCTTCGCGGCCGACGTTGCTATGCCGTTCTTCGACACGGGCAAGAGTTCGGGATGGTATCCCGTCCCCGACGCTCGGAACTTCCTTCGCGCCGAGGACGCAACGTGGGGTCGTGAGACCGGCGCCACGCGCGTCGTCAGTCAGTACGGCAAGGACACGTATCTCTGCCAGCCGTACGGGCTCGAGGAGCTCGTGTCGGACTGGGACGCCAGTGACTGGCCTGGCGGGCCGGCGAACATGGCGCAGCAGACCCAGACCCAATTGCTCCAGCGTGGGCTGATTGCTCGCGAGGTTCGGATCGAGGCCAAGATAGATGCCGCGACGTTCGGCACGACGGCCGTCACGGGCACGGCGCAGTGGGGATCGAGCGCGGCCCAGCCTCGACTCGACGTGCTCAAGGCGTCGAACGCGATCCGCAAGCGCATCGGACGGGGAGCGAACCGGATCATCCTCCCTTTGGGTGTTGTGGAGGTGATCTGTGGCTCTCAGGCCAGCGGCACCGCCGGTGCTGCGGTGCTCGACACGCTCAAGTACACGAGTCGTGACTCGATCACCGAGGAGATGCTGGCCCGGTACTTCAATCTGGGTGCTGGGAGCATCGTGAAGTTCGCCAATGCGGTGCAGCAGGACCCGACCAAGCACTCGAAGCGTGCGGTCAGCGCCGGCCTTCCCGAGGCCGGCACGGCGATCTGGGACCAGAAGGAAGGGTACGTCTTCTTCCAGGGCACGCCGGGAGCGAAGGAGCCGAACTTCGGCACCTCGTTCGGTCCGGACTTCTTCACGCCGGACGATCGTCGGGACGAGGACGCGGTCGGCATCGTGTACCGCTTCAAGCAGATGCTGGACGAGAAGATCGTCTGCAACCCGGCGATGAACGTTCTCACGACGGTGATCGCGTAACAAAAGGAACGGGCGGGGGCCTTCGGGCTCCCGCCCCTGGACAAGGGGGACAGATGCCGAAGATGGTGAAGGTCGAGGTGATTGCAGAGCAGTTGTCCTACAGCTTCGACAACGGTGACGGGACGCATACGAGGCGGGAGTACGTCCGTGGCGATGTCATGGAGATGGACGAGGCCAGCGCGTTGAGTTCGGCCGAAGGCGTCCCTCCTGGTGAGATGACAGTGCAGGCCAACTCAGCCGGGTCGCTGTTGTTCACGATGCCTCCTAAGCCTCTGGGCGCGGCACGTGCCGCCGTGAAGATCCTATCCGGAGACGCCAGCGTCTCGAAGCCGCTCAAGGAGGAGCGTGTGGTGCCTGCCCCAGAGCCGGATGCGAAGCCGAAAGGGCGTAATTGAAGATTCTGGACCTCCCAGGAGGCTGGGCTCTTCACCACGTCTACACGAGCGCTGAGATCGGTCCTTTGCCGATGCTGATCCATCGGCGACGTGGGACCAGGCTGACCTACGTTGGAGATGTGGCCCACATGCCGGAAGGGCGTGAGGTGTTCGTGGCCGTCAAGAAGTGGCTCGATGAGGCGGACCTTCGCATGGCGTACGGCGCGCAGGCGGAGGGGAGTTGGAAGGCTGCGGACAAGGCAAAGATGGCAATCGAGGATGAGCTCCGGAAGATCGGCCGATGGGACGACTCGCTCCTCGAGACCGGAGTGGAGGCGTAGATGGCCGATTACATGGACGTGACGGAGGTTGAAGCCACACTCCCGAAGGGTGTGAAGATCGACGATTCGTCCACTGACTCCCCAACGCGCGCCACTGTAGTGGTCATGTGCGGAAACGTGACGAAGCAGATCGACGATGCGTACGCGAAGGGGGGCGGTACGCCTCAGTTGACTGGTAACGCGGCCGGGAACGCCAAGCTCAGGGGGACGCGCGAGGTCTGCTACCAGATCCTCGTGCAACGTGGGATGTCCGTCGACAAGGACATGGAGCCTCAGTGGATCAAGTGGCACGAGGAGTTCGAGACGTTCCTCGGAGTCCTCTCGGGCACGGAGGCAACGTCGGCGACTGCGGTGTCCGGTCCTCCTCGTCGCGGTGCGGACGTGGACCCGTGGTTCACACGGGATCAGGTGTTCTGATGCGCCCGACCGGCATGAGGGAACTCGCCCGGCTCGATTGCGGCTGGGCGATCTACTGCGACGTGGGGCATCAGAGGGCGCGCCCCTACTTCGTACGCCGCGGCATGGTGAGGACCCCGTTCGAGGTCGCGCGGCTTCCCGAGGGGAGGCTTCTCTTCCGGCAGCTCCACGATCTCTGGAAGCTGGACCGGCGGGATCTCCGGGGCCCGTGGCGCGAGGACGCGAAGTTCCGCGCGATCGACTACGCACACGATGCCGTGCGGCTCGAGCTCCAGCTTCAGCGCCGCTGGGACGACTCGCTCGTCGGGAAGGCGGCCTGACGTGTACTCGCTCACGATCCGCCAGACGGGAGCGGAGGAGATCCGGACGATGATGAACCGGCTCCTACAGGCCGTGGACGACATCTCTCCCGCCTTCCCGGAGATGGAGGCCACGTTCCGAGCGATCGAACTCCAGGCGTTCACGTCCGAGGGCACGTCGGGGGAGTCGGGCGCGTGGGCGCCGCTCTCGCCAGGGTACCGGGCATGGAAGGAGCGCCACTTCCCGGGGAAGACGATTCTCCGGAGAACGGACCGGCTCATGGGGTCGCTCGTACGCCGTGGGGCGGACTCGTTCATCGAGAGCTCCCCCAAGCGGCTCGCGATCGGGACGACGACACCGTACGCGGCGTTCCATCAGGTGCCCGGACTCGGGGCCCGGTTCCGGCCTCCGATCTCGCTCACGGATCGGGACGCGGCCAAGTTCCAGGCGATCCTGCACCGGTTCTTCAGCCGGACCATTCAGCAGAGCCTCGGGCAGCGTGTGTCCGTGCAGCGTGCTC